TTGGTTACAACAATAGACCTGCGGTTTACAAAGTAGATATTAAAGAACTTTATAAAATAAATGACCTCTAAAGTTGTAATTAATTATGTATAGTTTATTGACTATTTTTGTATTATGAGTATTAAAAACACTATGAAAACAATTGGGAAAGAATGGACAAAAAAAGAAGAAGGTGGAATGTTTACAGCTGACCACTTATCACCATCACAACTAAATAAAAATATAGATCAATGGTTTAACGATTACTGCGTTTTAACTGCTGCTCAAAGAAAATCATTATTAAGTAATCTTAAAATGGATTTTGGCGGTTATGTTGGTCAAGCATTACAAGACATAATAGTTTACGATTTAACCATAGACGAAGTTATGAAAGGAAAGAAATGAAAAATTTAAATCCAAAAGATAATAAATTTCATAAAGGTAATACTGTCGATGGTAAACATTATTGGCTTACTCCAGATGATTTAATGAAAGAACTTAATGATGAATTTAAGTTTGATTTTGATCCATGTCCATATCCTAAACCAAAAGATTTTGATGGTTTAACTAGTGAATGGGGTAAATCAAATTATGTTAATCCACCTTTTGGATCTATAATACATGAAGGAAAAAAGAAAGGTGCTACAGCTTGGGTTAGAAAAGCTATAAAAGAATATGAAAAAGGAAAAGATGTAGTTTTTGTATTTCCAGTGGATAAATGGATTTTGATGATGGTAAAAGCTGGAGCAGAAATCAGAAACTTAGGTGATGTAAAATGGTTAGCAACAGAAGATAAATCAGAAGGTAAAGGTACAGGAAGACATATAGCCTGTTTTATATTGAAAGGAAAAAAATGACCGATAAAATAATGCAAGAACTTGCAAAGCTACAAACAGAGAACAGAAAACATAAAGAACAAATTAAAGGTTATGTTCAAAAGTTGTTAAATAGAGATGAGGAGATTGTTAAACTAAAAAAACAAATTAGCGACAATGAACTTAAAGAAAAAATGGTTGCTAAAAATAAAAGCTATTTAGAATTACAAGCTATTAAAGATGTAGAACAAATAAAGGAAAATCGTAAATTACAGGAAGGAAAACATGAAACTAAGACCACAAACAGAAGAAAAAAGTAAAGGCGGAATGAAAGAAAGAAGACAGATTTGTCTTAAAAATATTATTAATATTCCAACAGTAAATATTAAAGGAAAGAAATATTCTACAGTAAACGAAAGACTTAAACATTTATTAGAATATTTTCCAGAAGCTAGATTAAATGAAGAAGTTTTATTCCATGATGCAGATAGAGTTATAATGAAGACTGAACTTTATATCTCTGATACTATTTATGCAGTAGGTCATGCAGAGGAATTTAGAAATAGTTCATTTATAAATAAAACAAGTGCATTAGAAAATTGCTCTAGTTCGGCATTAGGAAGATGTTTAGCTGCCTTTGGTCTGTCAGGATCTGAGTATGCTAGTGCAGAAGAATTAGTAAACGCTTTGAATAACCAAAGTACAAATAGTCAAAGCACAACTAAAAAAGTTTCAATTGAGGATGAAATTAAAAAGCAAACAACCGAAACCAAGTTGACAGCTTTATATTCTAATTGGAAAAAGAATAACAATTCAGACGATAAAATTGAAAAGTTATTTGAACAACAACAACAAAGCATTAAAACCAATGGAGGACAAAATGCAAAACAATGGTAGTGGTAAGCAGAAGGATTTCGTTTTATTTCCTTATGATGCCAACAATGAAAAAGCCATCAAAATTGATTTCTCAGGAAATGTAACTTTGGATAATGGTAATAAAGGAACGATACTTGGAGCTAAAGCAGCATCTAAGGATGGTAAAACTAAATTTGTTAGAGTCTTTGCTCAAGTAGGAGTTCTATTTAAAGGTGATGACAAGTTTACTGGTGAAATGAATTATCCAGATGCCGGTGGTCAAAAAGGTTTAATTGGTTGGTTAAACGATGAAGGTACTATCTTGTCAGGCTACAAGAATGAGTACAAACCAAAACAAGCTAAAACACAAAGTAAAGAAATACCTTTCTAATTAGTGAAAGCTATTTATTTAGTTTTAGTTATCTTTGCAAGTAATGGGAATTTAAAATATGAAAATATACCTTTCATTAATAGCTCCCAAAATCCTGTTACTTGTGAGGAGATTTTTAACAAAACTATTAAATATGTTAATAATCCTAATTACAAAGAAGGTAATGGTGAGGTTTGGGTGTTAGTAAAATACAAAGATCAAAATGTAATTGCACATTGGTGTCAAGATATTAAAGGAAACTATGTCAGATAATGTAAAGTTTATAAGTGAGATAGAAAGATTATTAAAAGAAAAACAAAATGATTATGGAGAGTTTGACCATACATCTTTTATTATGTCAGGTATTTTAGAAAAATATTTATCAGTTCATAACAATTGTGAGGTCAAAGTACCTTTAAAATTGTTTGGTATATTTATGATTTTTTTAAAACTTTGGAGAGTTATGCAATCAGAAAACTATAAAAAAGATAGCTTTGACGACATAAATGGCTATGCAGAATTGTTAAGGAGGTTAGTTATAAATGAACAAGACAGTAAGAGGTAAAAGACCTATGACTCCTAAAATGATGAAGCTATTGCAATTTATCAAAAATTATACTAAAAAATACAAATATAGTCCAACTTTTGAAGAAATGGCGAATGAGATGGGTTATAAAAGTAAAAACTCAGTTAGTGCTTTGGTGTTAAAACTAGAGCAAAGAGATGAATTAAAAAGAGATTACGCAGGATATAGCAGAAACATAATATTAAATGGTTAAAGTAATCAAAAAATCAAACTTAGAACTAACTGTAGATTTTGAAGAAATTTTTGATGGTGCTACTGTGGAAGAAGCTACAGAGAAAGCACATAATCAAAAAATGCCTAGTGAGTTTGCCAAAGCAAATATCACCGATAACAAACTTATTAGTGCAAATATTAAAATTATTGGTGAGGAGAATAATGAGCTTAAGAAATAGCAACATTAGATTGTACACTAAGCTAGATAATGCACACAAAAAGATTATGGGTGCAAAGGATAAAGGAAGACAATGTGTACATACTCTGCAAGACTTTAAGGAATATAATCAATTGTTCCGAAGAATCGTTGAAGCAGAGAATAAAGATGCTAGATTTTTATATACTTAATTGAGTATATAGGAAAAGTTGCATAAATACTTAGGGGATTCTATACTCTAAATTAAAGGAAGGAAACAAAATGAAACTATCAAATAAAGCTAAGAAAAACTTTGAGGAAGATAATCAATTCTATATTGATTTAGGTAAAAGATTAAGACAAGCAAGAAGAACTAAAGTTAATGAGTTTACTGGTAAAGAAACTATTGTTCCATTAACTAAAGTTGCTAAAGCACTTAAAAATACATATCAACAAATAGGAAAATATGAAAAAGGAGAGAACAGAATTCCTTTGGTCAACCTTGTAAAGATAAGTAAATTTTTAAAAAAACCATTAAGTTATTTCTTAGACGACTATAAAGAATTAGATGTAGTGTCAGAAGAATTTAATATTGCTTTTGAAAATGAAAAAAACAAAATCTTTGAGTCTAAGCAAAAAGAGGAAAGTCAATAATGTTTGTTCCGGTAGAGGAGAAACTTAAAAAATTTGTTCCAGATTTAAAAGACGAAGATGAGTTTAATCATTACAAAAGTATCATAAGAGATATGATTGCTAATGGTCATGCAGCTCACCAATCTATTCCTGGTTATGAAACTTGTAAACCTGAGATAGAGGCTTTTAGATGGTTTGATGGAATAAATATTCCTGTTCATGGTTACTGCGATCTTAAAGGAGATAAACTTATTATTGAGGATAAGTGTAAATTTCCTAGAAAAGGTATTGTCAAAAAAGATGGTACTAGGTCTTGGCTAACCAAGAAGCTACCGGAAACAAGTCCAGAGCCTTTTCATTTATTGCAAATAGATTTTTATTATTCAGTATTCAAAGTGCCAGTTTATCTTTGTTATATTAATGAGAAATCTTACAAAGTATTTCATGCAGGTAATTGTGAAGAACTTAAACCAGAAAATATAGAAAAAAGAATACCTAAGATAATTCAAAGATGTAAGATAAGACAGAACCTAGTAAGTCTTAGCAACGATCCTAAAGTAGTAAAAGATTATATTCAACCACAATTCGATCATTACTTTTGGAAAAGCGAAGATGGAAATTATCTTAAAGATGCTATGAATTTTTGGGAAAGTTAATTACCAATCAAAATTAGTTTTAGGTTTATGGTCATTCTCCTTGACACAATCATAATGAGCATTTTGATATTGATACTTACCTCTTACTATTTTTCCAATTGGAATGAATGAATCTTCTGAGGTCATTTCTGACTTACAATATTTACAAGTGCCAACATCAACTATTTTTTCTTTACGAACCCAACTTTTTTTAGACACAGTTATTCCTTTACCCCTCCATCATACCCAGTTGACTAGCAACTACACCTAAAAACAATTATTTTTTCTTAGCAGTTTTTTTAGCTCTTTTTAAAGCCTTATCAGATACAGTACCTTTACCTGGTTTACTTTTGCCAGATTTCTTTTTTTTATTCATATAATAGTAAAGTCCCTTTTTAACAACTCTACCATCTTTAGTTCTATGATAACCTTTTTTAACTTTTTTCATTATTTTTTCTTTTTCTTTTTCTTCATCTTAGCTTTCTTAGCTGCTGCCTTACCTTTTTTAGTGTAAGGATATTTTTTTCCATTTACCATTGGCATAATTATCTCCTATTTGTTTTTGTTTTTTCTACCCATATACCAATCACCAGGTTCATAATTCCATCGTTTACCATGATGACCTCTAAGATCGGCATATAACATTCTAGCTTTCACTATGAATTTAATAAATTTTTTTACCATTTCTTGCAAGACCAGTATCTAGCTGAGAATACATCTTTAGCAGTAGCACATTTATGTCTTGCTCTAAACGATTTTCTTCTTGCAGGTATATTTTTTTTAATAGTCATGTTAGCATCACCAAATCTAATAATCTTTTCTTTACCACCTTTACAGGCTTTCACAACAAACTTTTTACCACCTGATATTTGTCTTTTAGGTGAGTTGCATTTCATTTTAGACTTGTCTATTGCCATGTTTTATAGCCTTCTTTGTCTTTTGTTAGTGCTTGTCCTCTTGGATTTGGCGACCAAGATACATGAATCCATCCAGAGTTTATATCAGATTCATCATAGTATTCTAAAATTATTTGGCAAAATGGTAAGTTTTCAATAATGTGTTTAAATACTTTTTTATTATCTACACCAGGTATTTCAAAATCTGCTGCTGCACAACCATTAGCACAATGTTGTGAGGTAGGTTTTGATCCCAAAATTTCGCACAACTCAGGTGATCTAAAGCCAGAGGTAATCTTGATTGGCAGTTGAAAATCCTCTCTAAGCGGTTGTAAGATAGTCTTGCAAAGTTGTCTAAGGTTTTCTATTTGCTCTGCGTTAGGTTCGTTGTCTATATTGTTTTTTAAAGCTGTTTGAGATTGTGTCATCTCTTTTAAGCTGAAGTTGTCAGTTAATTTCATTTTCATTTACTCCATTAAAATATTTATAATGATATTTGACTGCTCTGCAATCATGTTTTTTACGCATAGACTTTTGTTTATCTTTAAAT